ATTAGCTTCAATAAATCTTAATGATTCATTATATTCAAGATTATTTTTCTTTAAATTTTCATAAATTGTATATTCTAACATTAGAATAGGTGATGATTTAATTGTTTTTAAAAAATCTTCATATATTTTTTTATACTTATTTGTATTATCAATTAAATCTTGAGAATAAGCTTTATTTAATTTTGACTTGACATTACCAAAATTTACCATTTTTTTTATGTTTATTATAAATAGTACAAATTATTATTCTTTTATTAATCTGTCTAGTTCATTGGTTTTTTTAATTATCTCCTCACTTAAAAATCCTGCACCACTTGGAGAACCACCACCTGAAGGAGGCGCACCGCCACCTAAATCAGCACCACCCATAGGAGGCGCACCACCACCTAAATCAGCACCACCACCCATAGGAGGCGCACCACCACCAAGTGAATTATCAATCTGCTGTTGTTCACCACCTTGAGATTGACCATCTACTTTAAATCCGGCATTTTTGTATTTAATCATTTTATCCATTACACCTGAAGTTTTAAGAAGCATTCCTGCACCTTTAACTTCTTCACCAATCTTAGATTCAAGCATTTGCTCTTGAAGGTCATTAATGATATCTTCTTCGGACATATTGAAAAATTTCTTTCTACCCATCATTTCTGACATTGGTTTTAAACCTGTATTTTGATTAGGGGTTGTTGCTTGTGCATATACTTCCAATTTAGATTTCCAAATTTCAAGTTGTAATAAATCAGATGCAGTTGATGGGTTATTAAGGGATAATTTAAAATCATCAATATATGATTCATAATCACCACCAAGTAAACCTAAATGTATAATTGCTATTTTATTAAGTTCACCTAGTAATGCTTGTTGAATACGATTTACTTTTCTTGCAAAACGAATATCAAGCATTGATAAGTTTTTACCTTCTCCTGATGCTTGGTCAGATGAAAAACCAAGCAATGTTTTATGAATACCTAAACCTGTAAATAAATTATCACGCAAATATGTAATATCTCCAAGTTGGTCTAAGTTGCTTGCTCCCGGAAGTGTATCAACAAAACTTCCTGAAGAATTACCTCTATCAGCAACAAAGATATCTTCATCCATTGAAGCGACATTATATTTAAAGTTGATATCACCTGTCTTAGGGTCAACCAATTTCTTTTTCTTTACATTGTTTGCAAATGCTTCAAGAATTTGTGGAACATCTTCAGGTGGAACATTACCAACAGGAACTTTATAAATCCTTCTTTCTGCTGCTCTTGTAATACGATAAACCATCATAGCATCTTCCATCATAAAAAGCTGCTTATATGTTCTTCTTACTTTTTCATATACACTACAACCATATGGAAGTCTATCACCTGTGCCTAATAATCTAAAGTGAGCAACCTGATAATCCATGTATTCTTCTTCACCACCTGAATTAGGGTCTTTATATTTAAAAAATGCTCTGAATCTTTGTTTTGTATCATATTTTTCACTTCTTTCGACAAATTGAGATGCGAGTTGTCTAAAGTCTACGATACCATTTTCTTTTGAAAATTCTAGAAAAACGAAATTATCACCATATTGACACATATTTCTACACCAATAAAATAAATTAGTGTTTACATCCATAACCTTATAAAAGAATCTTTCAAGTTCTTTTTTAACTTTATCGGAAGAAGAATAAATATTTAAGATTTGACCTGTATCACTTTTAGTTGTGGTTGCCTCTTCAGATAATAAATCTAATGCTGCACCTAAAATTGGATAACCATCCATTGATAAATAATCATAGTAGAGCATCATCCTACTAGATTCATACATCAACTTACGTTGGTCATTACCTCTATCAATTTTAGTGCTTTGTTGTCTGTAGAATTTTAAAGCACCATCTTCTACTGCTTTTTTTGTTGCCTCTTCGTGTGAAGCGGCTGTTATAAATTCTTTTTGTGTTGGTGCTTCAAGTCTTCCTTGTGTAGTATCTAAAGCATCAGTCGCTCTTTTAAAGAATGTATTAATATTCGTGAATAGACTATTATTATTTTCTGCCATATCTATTTAAAATACGTTTATTTTAAGTAGATATAATTGTTTCATCTTACGAAGATGTATGGATTATTATTTATTTTATTTGATTGACGTTCTGGTATATCAGTACTATCACCGTTTGTATACCAATCTTTTCCTTTAACCATATCATTTTTTCTTTCGTAATTTACATCTTGACCATCCTGACTTATCATTTTCTTTTGAAATTCTATATTCATATCAGTAAATTCATCACCTTTTCTTACAATTGTTGATTTAGCATAATTTAAATAAATATTAAATTCATTTCCAATAGTCTTTGAAAACATATAAACAGCAAATAACATTCCTGTTGCAATAAGTAAGTCATCATGTGCTGAACGCATATGGTCATATCTATTTGTGTTATCATTAAACACAAATGTTTTAATTTCACTTAATAATCTAATTGAATAAATTAATGTTTCACCTTCTCTTAATCTTCTTTCAAATTCTCTAATAACATAATCACGAATAGCACCATTTTTCATTGTAAACCCCGGCTGTAGTTCACCTCTTTGTAAATTCTTTAATTGAATTTTTACATCATTTTGTCTTGGTTTATCATAGTGTATTTTTTTATATTTTTTATTCACTAAATAACGTATTACAGATATACCCCAACCACCTGTAACATCGACAATTACATAAGCATTATTATATTTTTGACCATATTGCAAACATAAATCACCCATTATTTCAAGTGGAACCCTAGCTTGATATTCAGCTACTTGAACAAGTAACATATTTACAACATCATTTTTAAATATTTGAATTGTTGAATAGTCACCATCACCACTTCCTTTTGCCACATCACAAGACAAATAATAATCATAACCAAATATTGGTTCTTCCCAAATCCAAAAATGATTATCAAATTCAGTTCTTATTGGTTCTTTACAAGTCTTTTCAATTCTCATAATAGTTTCCTCATCAACAAGGTTACCACCTGAACCTAAGAACTTATTTTCTAACTCTTGAGCAATTTTTCTTGGGTCATTATTGAATGTTTGACACATATCTCTAAACCAAGAAGAAGATGGTTTATAACCACCAACTCTTAACTCCATATATTTTTCAGGGTCTTTTTCTTCAATGAATTCATCACCCCTAATCCAAATTAAATCTTCATTATAACGAGGGTCTTCAAACCAATTGATTTCAACAACTTTAAAGTTATTTTTTCCTGTTTTTGCACCCTCATATCTAGCCCAATATGTTGGGTCAAGACCTCTTGGTGTTGAGTTTAATATAATCTGTCCACCTGCTGACATTGTACCTGATGCAGATGACATAAATTCTTCACCTTCTTCAAGAAACGCAGCCTCATCTATAAACAATATATCAGGAGTAAATCCCCTTAGACCATCAGCAGACGCTGCGAAAGCCTGTAGGGTTGCACCATTATTATAAATCTTGATTTCTTTTGTATCTGATTCAGTTGCTATTCTATTAAATATTTCTTTTGGTAGGTTATTAATAATTGAAGCTATTTGATAAAAAATACTTTCTTTTGCAAGTTTCAATTTATTTGCTGCTACACCCACTTTAATATCTTTTCTAAATATTATTGAATGTGCTAAATAAAGACACGTAACTGTTGTGATACCACCTTGACGATATTTAGCAACTAAAACTCTATTACTTTCTTTATATTTTTCTAATACTTGAATTTGTTGAGGTAATAATTCAAAATTAATATATTGCTGTTTTTTCTTATCCCAAACTTTACAATATTTTTTTGCGAAGTACTCTATATCAATAGCACACTTGGCATATTCCATAATTAATTCTTGTTTGGTCATTGGCTTTGGTTTAAGTAGTTAATCCTCAAACTTTATCTCATTATTCCTCAATACTTCACGAACATCATAATATGGATCACCATATCTAAAAACAACAAGATTTTTATTTAATGAAGACATCTTTCTATAATCTTCAACATATTCCCATGCAAGAGCAACAATACCAAAAACCGCATCAAGCATTCTAAACTCTCCCGAATCAACAAGACAATCAAACTCAATTGAATCTGATGTAACTTCCATAACTTTCTTTATAAATCCTTTTCTTGGTGGATACACACCTAAATCACATATATCCTCCCATTGAGGACCAATACAATCGTCAGGATTATTTGAAAATATAAATTCTAATTTTTGTGAACCATCATGTGTTTCACCAACAGGATTTATATAAACTAATTTTAAATCTTTTTCTTGAATCTTAACAGATTCAATATTAATATATTCTTTTTCCATTAATAATAAAACAATTATTTCTTTTCTAAAAATTTAGTAAAGAAATCATCTAGTTTTTTTGTATGTTCATTTAAGTTTTGAAGTGTTGCTTCTAACTTAGTAATAGCTTCAGTATTTTTTTGAATCATTATTTGAAATTTTTCATTATTCTCTTTTTCAGTATCAAATAATTCATCAATTAATTTATTTATTTTACTATCGGAAGTTTCTAATATTGCTATTCTCGTTTTAATATCTGATATATTATCATCAATTTTACTGAAATTTAATTTTTGACTTTTCTTTTCTTCCTCTAAAGAATTAATCTTATTTTGTAAAACAGGGATAACAAATATGTATGTTAAAAAAGTACCAACTATAGCAGTTATAAGA